CAGCCATCCCAGCAACATAGGCCGGTATCTCAGCCAATACTGTAGACCCTGCTGTCATTGCTGGTTCAACAACTCCTGCGAGTCGATTACTGCCTCTGGGCATTGCTGGGGTGCGGTTTAACCTTAAAAGATTTTCAAGATTGTTAGCCACGAGCAGACAGCATTCCTTTCAGCTTGTTCATTAACTCATTGCGACCTTGGCCTTGTGGCTGACCCTGTTGCATACCAGGACGCTGCATTCCTTGTGGCTGACCGTTCATCATTGGAGGCTGACTTGCGGGAGGCATTCCTTGTCCACCCATCGGGTTAGGTTGCTGCGCTCCGCGAGGTTCTCTATAAGGAATAAATGTTTGCAAACCAACTTTTGGATCTATTACGACTTGATACTTCTTGCCGTCCTTTCCTGTGACCAACTGCTGAGAGTTAGGCATTTGAGGCATTCCGGTCTGTACTTGGGAATTAGGCAAAGCCATGTTTGGCTTCTGGCCCATCTGGTTAACAAGAGCTTGCGCTCCACCAGTTCCAGTTCCAGGAGTTTCACGGCGTGACATGAGCATGTCTTCCATCGGAGGTCTTGCTTGCATGTTCATTTGTCATACCCGCCTTTCTTTGGTTTCTTCACTGGCTTAGTGCGATTTACGTTTCTCGCTTTGTTTGCCGCAGCCATTCCTGATTTGGTGTATGAATACTCTTTACCGTTTACATTTGGCATCTTTGTTCCTATTTGTCGTATTTAGATTTATTGGAGTTAACCGCTTGCTTCAAATCTTTCCCGTGAAACAAAGGCACACTGTTCTTATTGTGCGTTTTACCGCTGTGCAACGTGCCGTCAGCCATCTTGTGAGAATCGCCAGTGTGTAACGAACCGTTCCGTTTGTAGTGTTTAACGCCTTTCATATTTCCGCCTATACGATTGGTAATCCAACTGACTGTCGCAATCTCATTTCTGCAACTTGCTTGGTTTGCAAATCTTGTTGGGAGTTCGCAAGTTTCAATTGTTCCACCGCCGCTTTCACAGTGTTTATGATTGCCTTGGATTCACGCTCTTTTGCTTCAGCCTGTTCTGTTACGACTTCTGCTTGCTTAAGTGCAAGCTCTAACTGTGCTGCTTGAGCCTCCAGTTGTTGGGCTTGTTGAATCTGCTGACTCATCGCGGCAGCTTCTTCCTGGTTAGGCTCTATTACACCGGCTTTAACGCCAGCACTTCTAAGCCTTTTGATGACCTCATCGCCGCCAACCAGATCAAGATTCTGGAATAACACATCTCCCACCAGTTCACTCATCGCAGGGTTCTGACCAATGATGCTTGATAGCTGTTCAGCCGTTTCCTGCTTCCTAGTCGTAAAGGATGGGCCGCTTGCAACCTTGATGTCGTAAGCTCCTACAGACAAGTCCATCGTCTTGACAAACTCTCCTGTTTGACCGTCCATCAGCGTCTTGTTGACCTCAATCACTTCTTCGCGTTCGTCTTCACCAATAATGCGAATGGTTCGCTCTGTGTCGTAGACTTCAGGAATCATGTCAATGCAGATTCTTCCAGCCAACTCCAGCGAATCAATTAATTGATCTTGGAACTCAAAGTTAGCCATCTCGCCTTGAAACTGCCGTCTATTAATCGCTACGCCGCTAGTCTCGTTTCCTTGAGCGCCTTGCAGTGCATCAAAAACACCGGTTGCTGATTTGATATCTTCTGCTGCGATCTGCGCGTCTTGCATCAAGCCAGGACTGCCCTGCGCTGGAGGCTCTCGAAAAGGCTTCTGTCCGTTATCAAAGTTAAAAAACATGACAGGATCATTTGAGATCGCCATGTTTTTCCATTTAGCTTCGTGGCCCTTGACCATCGCGGGAGTCACAAAGAAAGGTTGCTTCGGAGTTAAACCAGTTACCTCTACCGCTACGCTTCTCGAATAGTTATACAGCCTCTGTGCGTCCTTTGCCTTACGCACCAAACCTCTGCTAATGAACTCTCCGTTAATATTTGAGGTCTTACCCAGAACCGGAACTAAAGGAATGAACCGTCCAACGCACTCAACCTGTTCTAGTATTTCAGTGCCAGTGATCTTGAAACGCTCTAGCTTTCGCATTTGAACTTTACGAGTCTTGCCCAGGGTTACACCCATTTGGTTCAATTCGTCTTTAACAGGATCAATTTCTTCTTGATCTACAACGCGCCCGTCTGACAATTGCACCAGCGTTCTTTCTTCGTTAACGATGCGGTAGTAATCAGCAACCCGCACAGACTCTTCGTTCACCCAGCTTGCAAAGTTTCCCGTACTGCTAAAATCGCTCTCAACGCCAGCCTCTGCATTTGGGTAAAGCCTTTCAAACTCCGCTCTTTCCATGTCCTCAAACATGAATCCGTACCGCGCTTCCTGAATGTGCTGCGCTTGAATGATGGGGTCAATCAAAACGCTAAACGGGTTCTTTATTTCACGGATCTGAACGTCTTGATCCAGAGAAACATCGTTGACGTAATCGTGATCAACTAGGACACAGCCCCATCCACTTTTTACAGCAAACTTAAAAGCGGTTTTAAATGCTTGAATGCCGCGCTGATCAATTTGACGAATCAGACCCTGGTAAACCTCTGCCGTAGCCTCGTCCCCTTCTTCGGCTGCCATGATCTTTATCGACGGCATTGAGGCAATCTGCCCACCAACTACACGATCAACCGCAGCGGAGAGCTTGTCGAACGTCAGGCATGGACGATTGTGTCGAGCTTCGCGGGTGCTTTCTTCCCACTGCCCGTCAGGATCATCCACGAAACGAATATCGTCAATTGCCGATTCGTAAATATCGCTCCATGAATCAGAGGCAGTTTGAAAGCGATCAAGTGCTTCAGTGATAAGGTCTTTTTTTTGTTTGTCTGATCTCTTCATTGTCAATTGCCTAATAATTGCAAATCGCCATCAAACGATTTGTGTATATCAATGTCGTAATTTCTTAATTCTGGGTGCGTCTTTCGAGTAGGCCATTGTTTTTTTGATTGTATTGCTCTCTCAATTGATTCCTCTGTACTTAATTCTTTTCCATCCCATATTTGAGGAATTAAAGTCGGTTGTCCGTTATTCAGCCTTGAATCATTTACTTGAGCAGTAAAAACAGTTTGAACTCCATTGTTGTTTTGCGAAAAAGTTCCATTGATTAAGTTGTTTAAGTGATGTTCCGTAATTGCGTTATCTGCTTCCTGCAACCTTTGATTTAGCAAATTAGCCATTACCACTCACTCGCAAATTCTATGTTGGGACTTGATACATCGTCTTCAAAGCCTTGTGCAAACATCCTGAAAGCATCGCTGCCATTTGATGCCCAGTTGTGAAGAGGCACTTTCCGAAACGTCTGATAGGAGTCATCGTATTGATATTGGTAGTTAGCTAAAGCCTCTAGCCCTTCAGCGCAGTTCTCTTTGTGAAACCAGCAACGCTTGAACACATCTCTGACCATCGCAATGCCGTCTTCAACACTACTAATCCGTGGCACAGTAGTTATAGGATCAACTCCCATGCCTTCTAGGATTTCTCTTCTGCTTCTGTTGTTTGAACCTAGCGTCTTAACCTCAACATCGTGAGGCAGGTAGTGCGTACCGTACAAGTAACCTTTGTCCTTCAGGACTTTGGCGTAATGATCCAGATCAACAAGACGGTGTTCGTAGTAGTCAATGAACCTATGTTCTTTGCCGATATTTTGGTGGAACCAAAGTGCTGAACTGTCCGACCTCCCGAGATCCCAAAAAGTATTTACAGGTACAGACTCAACCGGCATCCAGCACACTCTGCCCTCTGCTCTAGCGTCCTTCAGTTGCTTCTGGTAGATCGAGCCGTCTGAGAACTGTTTAAGTTCACCTTCGTAAACGTGGTCATACTCTTCTGGATTCTGGTCTTTTAAGTTACGCATCTCTTCTGGCAAAGTTGTCTGGTCAAAGTATGGGTTGTCTCTGAACGACACCTTCTTCACCATCGCATTCTCTGGAGGATGCTCTACAAACCGCTGGTAAGCTGGGTCAGACTTTAGCTCTGGGTTGAAGCTAATCCATATTTCTGAATTGGGCTTTCTGATGCTTGGTATCAAGGTTCGCCAAGAGTTCTCACTGACGCGATTGCCCTCCTCTATCCAGCAATAATCAACGCCTTCAATACTTTTAACCGATTCTATATTTTGATGCAGACCACTGAATATGATCTGTGTGCCGTTGATGCCTCGGATCTCGTTGTTTGTCACCTCGTAGAAATGACTCAAACCTAGTGCTTTGATCCTGCTGGCTAGAAGCGAGTGAACAGAGTCTTTAATTGATCGTTGTATCTCTCTCGCACATAGAATGCGCTTTGGCTCGTTACCTGCTCCCAGAAGTAATAACGCTGATGCAAACTGTACTGACTTCCCTGCGCCACGGCCCCCCCAGTAAACTTTGTATCGGTGCGGTTCAAACAGTTCTTTGAACGCAGTTGGAATACTAATCGTCGGGTTCGTCGCTGAATCTAATTTCATAGGCTGCTATGGCAATGGGATTGTCTTCGTCGCCGGTATGCTCAACGCTTTTTAGGCTAGGTAAATACTTATCGACTAACTTCAGACGGCTATCAATCGCTGCTCTGATGCGCTGTACCTGGGTGCTGTCGAGTTCTTCGTCCAGTTGCTCAAGTTTCTGAATGCTATCAACGACATGCTGAACATGACCCTGGCCGCTAAGTTGTTCTCTTAGCGAGTCTTGGCGTATCTTTTTGTTTTGCTGCGCTCGCGTCATTGCCATCTTCAAGTACCTTGATAGTCTCTACTGCCACCTGTAACTGACCGCCCAGAATCACGTTTTGATTGAGCGCGTCATTTCGCTGCTGTTCTAGGATATTAATGCGCCCTTTGAACTCTTCCAATTCGCTCATTAATAAAACCTCCGCTCACCAGGGTTTGTGATCTGTACTTTTACAAACTGCGTGTCTTTTTTAGCGTTAGCGTAGGTTGCGACTACCTTGATCGCTCCATCCCCAGACGTTGATGAACTAGCATAGAACGAGGCCACGTTGCTGCTGACCGTAGGACTAGTAACAGTTAATCCGTGAATGCCTTTGCTCTCCGCTGAAACCGACGCAACTGACGTACTCTGATCGCTGGCAGCATTGCTAAAATCAACTTTGTAGAGCATGTCAGTTTGAACCGACTGACTATAGCTCCGGTTTTCTGAATTGTTGCGGTTTGGATTTACTAGGATTCGTCTACTCATGCTGCCCTCATCTGTCTCGACCCGACCCCCACAGAACGGAGTAAGAGGAAATCACGGGGGGTCAGGTCTTGCATCTTTAGTATTGTCGGCCTTATTTTTACGCGCTACAAGTTTTTCTTCGTGCAATTAAATCAGCCATTTATCTACACTAAGTTTTGATAGGTAACATTTTTAGTCATCCAACAGCGCGACAACCATGTCGAAAGCTGCTGTCTTTAGCTCTCTTGCTTTTGTAACACTTACACCAACGGCTTTGGCTGTTCGCTTAAGGCTTCCGGTTTGGTAGTACGCTTTCAAGACGGAGGGGTACTCAGGCTTTACGCGCCCAATCTTGCTAACTATGCCGTCAATCAACAGCAAATCTGTATTGATGTAGGATTTCGGAGGGCTTCGCGTTTCTTTAGCTGTTACATACTGCTTCTTCCAGCTTGTCTTACCTCCAACCGCTAACGCATAGTTCCCGTCAAGAATTGAAGTCGGATACGGGTTGGAGCTTTCTTTGCTTAGTTCCCGCGCCCACAACTCAAGTAGCTGGTCAGCCCTTTCAAGTGTACTCAAGCGCAATCATCCTTTGCTGTAAGCGAGTTGCGCGGTTGGGGGTCTGCCCAGCCCAGCGGCTATCCATCATTTCAACTCCAGCCTCCACCCACTCTCTTCGCTCTATTGCTGAGTTCATGTTCTTAAATCTTGAAAGCCCCCTTTCTCCTAATTGAAAGGCCATGTTAATTAATATGTGTTGAAGCTTTTGCGGTAAATCATCCCAAGTGCTGTAGATATTCATGCAACCGCTAATGGCTTTTTGCACATCTTCTTGGAACAGCACATAACAACGATGCTCAGTTATGTACTGATCTTTAGGCACTTCTTCCCAGTTAATACCGTAAATCTCTAAGTCTTTCTCAGGATCAGTGTCTAAGATTTTATGACCGATTCCGATTGTTGCGTGTAGCTCTGAACAAAGATAAGCGTGAAGCACTTTGCCCTCATCGGCTGATATCTCTTCATAAAGTTCTTTTACGTCAACAGTCATTAATCAAATTACCTATCATCTCTGGAATTTGTGGAACTACTGCATTTCCTAATTGTTTAAGTCTGTCCACCCTTCCGGAAATCCCATTAGCCACTCGACCCACTGCGGGTTCAGAGAGCCAGTTTCCTGGTTTGCTACGTTGATCGCATCTGGTAAGGAGTTTGTTTTGTTTCTTCCTGCTAACCGTAATGTGTCCAGTTTCCTGCCGCCTTTGTAATCTCGAGTGCAAGGCGTCGGCCACATTCTCCCTTCTGCGACTTCCGTTTTCGCCACAACCTCTTCTAAAGTTGGCGTTGGCGATAATCCAGACTCTGTCCCTGCGGTGGTAGGCACCGACTGCACAAGCTGGAATAACAAACGTCTGGATGGCGTAGTCTTCACCTTCCAAGTCAGCCAGCACGTTGTCGATGCCCATCGAGATGTGTCCAGCAACATTTTCTGCAATGACCCAAGTTGGCCTGATCTCTTTGACAAGTCGGAAATACTCTTTCCAGAGAGCGCGGTCATCTGCCTCGCCTTGTCGCTTCCCGGCAGTGCTAAATGGCTGGCAGGGATAGCCCCCGCAAATAAGTCCAATGTCTGTGATTCCATCGGTGTCCAACTGCTCCTTCGTAAGTGTCCTTACATCCTCGTACTGGGGTACATCAGGCCAATGCTTTTTTAAAACTTGACGGCATTTTTTGTCGTACTCACAAAAGGCAACTGTTTCCATTCCCGCTCTTTGAAGGCCAAGGGAAAACCCTCCGATTCCGCTAAACAGATCAAGGACTCTCACTTACTGTGCTTGTGACTTGCGCCGTAGTAGAAAGAAATTATGGAACTGACAAGGCCACCAAGATAACCAAGGACAAGATTAACAATGCCATCGTCATTTGAAGCAGGGTCTTGGAGCGTAACCAGTGCAATATATCCTCCAAAAAAAATGACGAGCGTGACTGCAATAATTTTTGGAGTCCAATCTCCTTTAAACGCCTCGCGAGCGTTTTGAGCGTCTTCAGTTTCAAGTTTAAAAACATCAACATCTAACTCCTTCATACGTTTAGAAAAGTCCAACTCAGCTTTTTTTATTTCTGTAAGCTGCTCTGGCGTTGCGCTTGCTATGGCGGTAGTAAGAGATCGCTCATCTGGCTCACAGCCTAATACCTTTGCGATTGTTTGAGCCGCTGCGCCTCCTAACGGCCCACCAAGAGCCTGTCCTATCTGCGGAGCAAACGCTCCAATCAGACCCTTGATTGCGTTAAATTTCATTTCTAACTCCAGTTCTCAAATTCTGTTGAACCTGTTTTTTGCATACGCCGGAACTCAGCGCGGTAATGCGCTGCAACTTCTTTTTTGTTCTTTTTGATGTAACGTCCAAGTGTGGTGTCGTTTGATAACTCTTGCAGGATTTGCAACAGCCCCTCCCCTTTGCGCTCAATCTGCCAATCACGATGCAGCATGGGGTTTCCCGTGAAGTGCATATGACATCCGTAACAAAGAGCGTCTGCGTTGTCAGAATGAACCCTTAAAGACCAAGACCCTCGGCCATGCCAGTGACTGCAATGCAACGCTTGCGTTCCAAGTTCGTACTGACCGCCGCATCGCTGGCATGTCCAGCCATCCCGCTGACGAATACATTTTGAAAATGCGCTATCGGCTGGCGTGACAACTATTCCCATTACTCTGGCCTCCACGGGAGAAAGGCGCGACAAGGATAGATCGGACACGCCTCTACATTCAGAGGAGACACCTGGATAACACCACCTCTCTGTAAGAACTCTTCTGTCTGAATTTGAATCTCCCGCCTTTCCTTAGATTTTTCTGGTAGCCGCTTGTTGGGCTTCCAGCCAACCTTGTAAATCACTCCGCTTGTTTATCGCTAGGAGGTTTTATTGCTTTTCGCAAGCCAGCAAAGTTTATGTCTTTCATGCTCTAAGCAACTGAAGCGGTGTCATTTCAGGCATGTGAGTAGCTTCCCTGCCCTCACTGATTTGTTTTCGAGTTCTAAAAAACCCATCGTGCTGCAAGTGCTTTCGCATAAAGCGTCTTCCGTAAAACGCAGCGTAGTTGTTTCCAATTTTGAACTGACTTTCTCCGTCACCTCCTGAGTCTTTTTCCCACCTAATGCGCTCAAAAATTGCTTTGGAAGAATAGTTTTTAAATCCACGATTTATCATCTGAAACGTAAACTCTTCAAACATTTGAAAAACTTCTGGATGCTGTTTGTGATACGCCGTTACTTGTTCTCTCATTTCTTCAAGTCGATTCATGAGTATCCCTGGGTAAAATTAGTCCGTTTAAATCAGTTGCGGCCCAAGCCTCCATCTTTGTCAAAAGCTCAGACATGGATATAAAATTTGCTGACTTCTCGTTCTTCGTAAGTTCTGCTTCACTTTTTTTGTAGTGACTTGATCCCATTGAAACAATGTCGGCTGGCATCCCAGGAATGTTGTCTATCAGTTTGGTGTTCCCTAATTGCCGCAAAACCAATTGTTTAATCGTGTCCTTGCTGACCATTACTTTTCTTTCTTGCAAGTGATCGGCCACGACCTTGCACCAGGCGTGAAACATTGCGTTTTGATCAAGGCTTCTCAACTTAAAATCGCTTTCATGTTCTTCAAAGCCTGTAGTCCTACATTTCTATTTCTTGGAGGCGGCAACGCCTCGCGTTCAAAGAACCTCGCTTTTTTGACGTTCATCTCTCGCAACAGTTTTTTGAACTCTCCCAAAGTCGGCGCAAAGGTTGGGTTGTGATCAACCAGAGCAAGCAGCGCCTTATCAACATGGTCTGATGACTCTTTGCTTAGATGCGCCAGCCACATTCGTTTCGTTTGGCTCTCATCCATATTCTTCCAAGCGTTCGTTGGGTACAGAACCTTGATC